TCTTTGTTGGCTGTGACAAACCCGGTTTCGTTTGCTCCGTGAATATCCTTGATATACCCATCAACATTTACCGCGAACCCAGTGCCATATTCTATATAATTATCTGGTTTAGGAACAGCATCAATCCACGTTTCATCGTCCTGCTGATAAGGAACAGTATTAAACTCATCAGTTGCAATCCACAACTTTCTAGCAGGATCAGTATTCGCCGTAGACCATATTCCATCTACCCAATTACGTATATTGCCCCAAAAATCTTCAATACCACAGAATTTAATTTGTTCATTGTTATCTACAATAGATGAACCATAAAACATACCAGAAGTATTACGTGTACCTGTTATCTTTAAAACTGATGCGTCTACATTACCTCTACCAAGTGCAGTCTGCCCATCAAGGTTCTTGAAGAAAATAACATATAAAATCTGTAGTAACTGCATCTGATAGAATAGAAACTGCTCATATCCCTCACCATTTTCTTGTGCATCTGTTCTAAATGCAGCATGTGTTTTATTACCTGTCGGTGTTTTACCTGACAGGGAACGTAATTTATTACTAATTACAGCACCAGGATATGCACCAATATAAATATTATCTTCAATATTTTCACCACGCGTATGAGCAAGACAAACAAACCCTTCACGCTCAACTCTGCTCATTTGGATGATTCTATCAGTTCCATTTTCACTAAATTTCCAAAACATTTTTGGAATTTCAATCATTACATCTCCATCAAGACCAGATGTAATATCAGCATTAGAACCATCAATCTTTTTTGTATAATCATTAGGATCAAGATAATAATTTACCGCACCATCCTTGAATACACAAGGACGAATACCTAATGATTTGAACGGTAATTCCCAAGAACCCCAATCAAAGTTACCATCATTACCCCGCATAGGGACAAATCCCGCTGCATCATCAGTATAGGTAACACTTGTTTCAGGATTCTGAATGGTAGTATCAATCTTGACACCATAGATATTATTACTTGAAACTGTTAAAACGTCATCTATTCTTTCATTTAACATTGAAACATCATTCTGGTTGGCGAATCTAACGATAGTATTCCAACCACTTGTTCCATCACCTACTTTGAGTATACCTGTATCGGTTTCATACCCTAACTCACCATTCTTAAGAACAGCATTTTCCGCTAACCAATTATTGCGCGTATCGCGTCTAATCTGTATTGATGCTTTTCTAGGCATTAAGCATCACCACCATCAATTATCGATAAATCATCACCAATCGCTAACAAATATTGCTGACGATTATCTTTCAAAATCGGTATAATATAAATATTAACTGTATTATCAATCGTTTCAACAGCAGTTTTAAGTTCTGTTAATGTTTCATAAATAGTAACAATCCACTTAACCATGTTATTTCACCTCAACTATATATTTATCAGAAGTATATTTCCACGTAACAGAATCAATGGTTCTGTCAGTTACCTCACCAATTTTAAACTGAATTATGTGCTTACCCATCTGCTTACGCTTGTAAGGATACCAGAACCATATTGCAAGACTTTTATTCTTCACAAGAATATTCGTGGTAAGCATCTGATCTAACTCATCATCAACAAACACCCCAATTGTTATTCTACCTATTTCTGTTCCCTTTACACTGAAGAATACTTTAAAATCCTTCAGGTAAGGAATCACTTTTAATGGTTGAGGAGTTGTAACAGAATTGCACCAAACCTTTTCTATATATCCATTGCCAAATTCATTTATAATAATCACCTTAATTATTTTACTTCAACTTTACATTTTTGCGAAGAATAAACAGTACTAAGAAAAACCAAATCTTGTGAGTTAATTGTATTATTATCCTCAAGGGGAATAACAAAAGGAATTACATATGAATTGCCCGTAACACTATTTGTTGTTTCAATAATACCATTATTAATCCCACTTACAAAATCATGAGATTTAATTAAACCACCAACAAAAGTTGGTTCAAATAATACAATAACACCATTATCCTTTTCCATGATTAACTTGGAATCGGTTTCAATAGTATAATGATTTCTAAAATTGCCAACAATGTCTTTTTTGATGATGAAATTAAATGGTGTAACTTCTACTGTGTCATATTCTTTTGCACTTGTAGACCTTGAGGTTGCATTACCTGTGTCTAACTCGAAAGTAAATTTCACGTAATTGGATTTAATTTCTTTAAACTTGATTATAACATGATTATCACCAAACGCTTTATTGTAAAAAGAACCAACTTCAATTACATTGTTGTTTGTTATACTAAAGAGTTTAGCATTTTTCCAGGTAGTATGTTTAATTACCCATCGCATTATAGGGTTTTGAACAACAATGTCACCTACAAAGTCATGTTCAGGATTATAAATCTGCTTCCATTCGGATTCTTCAGAACCCGTAGTAATAGTATCAAATACCTTACACTCACCTACATTATAATCACCCACTACATCAAATGCAACACGTGCTCTCTTTTCGGGTAAGAGAAATCCATAGTTAACTGCAATATTAGATAAATCATCAGTTTCTTTTTGAACTTTGATTGTATACGTTAAACCCTTTTGTGTAATATTGAACGGTTTAGTTTTAACAATAGTCCACTCACCATTTATCAGTTGATTTCTTTTTTCATCAGTTATTAATATATGAGAATGTGAACTATCTTCAAACATAGTTGTTGCACGTAAATTAACTGTATTGTCTAATGATGTTATTGTAGTTATAAGATCATGCAATGATTCATTAGTTGAAAACGTCCATTTTCCATCGTTTAAAATAGTAGTTTCTTCATCATCACCTTCAAAAGTATACAAATCATCTACCACTACATTATCCCCGCTTAAAACAACAATGTGTGCGTCTGATGCGATTGTGGCATCACTCTTCATGCGTAAGACTACACGGTAAGAACCAAGCGGGACATCAACACCTGAAACCATTGTGTAAGAGATAGATTCATCCTTTGCATCGAGAAGATTGTAGGACAACTTATACGCTGTTTTATCATACTTAGGAGTATCCGAAGCAGAATGAGTAACATCAGCAGGATAGAAGGCGGGAAATGGTCTATAAATCGGTAAGTCTCCTGCCATAAATGCAGGTGTAGGTAACTTTACACTGTCTTGCGAAGTCTTAACTCTAACATTGGTAGCACCAATGGGAAGTGCAACATGCGGTGGAAACTCAATGTTAAATTCATTCTCACGCATTTCAGTTTCTACTTCCACTACACGTTCATATTTAGTTGCAGGTAGATATTTGCCTTCGATTGAATAGTTCCTTACACCTAACTCTTCTGAAGTCTGTGGAGCATCAGCACTTTCAATCTCTATGAAACCGTCTAAATCTGCATACTTTGTATAACAATATCCAGCGGAACGATACTGCAATGCCTCTACATCTTCTGCGTATTGTGCATCATTCTTTTCTCCATCATTGTAAAGATAACCATCAAGTGTAACAGGTTGAAGATTGCGACGTATGGAAATAGTCTTAGGGTCGGATATGTTAATACCTGCAATCTCTTTTGTTATTTTCGAGACAGATTTCTTATCAATGGAAGAAAGAATGGGTAAATAAATGTCACCTATATACATTTTGTATCACCTCTTAAATTTTAATAATATACATCAATGCAATATTACGTGGACGGGTTTCTGTGCCGCCAGTGGCCCCAACAGTAACTTCAGACGATAAAGTATTAGCAAACCTATCAACATAAGGATATAATAAACCATAAGAACCATAAGAACCTACAAAATGTGTATGTCTTTTTAATTCATCCTCTTGTGATGAACCCAAAACACGATCTGAATCTACACCACGTTCATTATCCCAACCTCTTACAAATTCACCACGTAAATCAGGTAAATTAAAAGTTGTAGATTCATCTCCTACACCAAATGCTGTTCCAATTATTGCAAATAAAGAACTATATGTGGTTCTTGATACGGCAGAACCATCACATTCCAACCAACCAGTAGGTGCCGTTGCTGCACCATACATTTGAATAACCCCTGATGGTATTTTATCAGAAATAGTTTTCATCGTAGTATCAATGGTATCAAAATTACCATTGATAGGAGTATGCCAATTTATATCACCATTAGCAGGTTTTGCTAAATTATAATTAGTAGTATATGTATTTGCCATATTTTATCACCTATATGATTTATACTTTCTATTTAACAGATTTGAACCAAATTCTTTAGGTTCAAGATTTCTGTAATAATTTTGTTCATTTAACGATGCAAACGAGAGATTTGTTGGTGTAATAATCTCACTGTTTTCTGTATTTGAAATTGGAATAAGTGCTGCATATGTAATCAAATTTAACGGATAATAACCACTGATTGTTTTATCAATGGTAATAATAGCATTATCACCAATTTCCGATTCTTTAAATTCAATTACATGATTATATGTTGTTAATACTGCATCACCACCAATAATTTCACTTGATTCAACTGTATCAATGGCTAATGTTGTAGATTCTGTATCATTTATAAATGAAAATGTAAGTTCGCTTGCTTCACTTGTAGAAATAGTTTGCACAATTAAATTATAACGTCCAACATCTATATCTTCTCCAATAATACCATCAAATATTGTTATTTTCTGTGATGCAGCCGCTCCTCCGTGTGATGTTCCTGTGATTGCTATAAATGGATAACCCGCTTTTTCATATATCATTGAATCGGTTACTTCTAATTGTTTAAAAAACACGTAAATATTATCTGTTCCTGCTTCCGAAGAACGTGCAAACAAACCAATATTACCATACTCGAATGATTCATCACCTACATACGTCAATGTGGGTATTGTGGGTTTTGAATCACTTGCATTATAGAAATAAATATCAAAAGTTCTATTTTCATTATTATAATCACACTCAATCCATTGTGAAGTATATGACTGACAAGTTATTGTTTTTGACGCTGCAACTACTTCACTACCATCTGCACCATATCCATATTCACCATATCCATCTACACCATAAGAACCCTGACTATTTTGATTCTGTTTGAATTTGAGTAATTTAATCTTAGATAAATTACCACCATTTGCTTGTGTTGCATCGAGTTCTAAACAGCACACATAGTAAGTATTATCATAAGTAGGATCACCTGCAATAATAATACCTACTTCGCGTGTAATTGTTTTTTGTGTGAAAACAGTAAAGTAAAGTTTATATTTACCTGTTCCTAATTTTAAATTCTTTAATTTCTTGGTAATTAACGTATCACTGTTACTTCTTATAAACAATCCATTAGAATATGTTTCAGTAAAATTACTACCATTTTCTACTATATATTCACTTGATGAATCAATAGAAAAATTATCATAAATTCTATTTTTTTGCACATTTGTTAAACTAACATCGGTAGTATTTTGGAATATATACTGTGAACCTAAAGAACCAGAAATCATGAAAAGTGTAAACATGAAGTTACCTGATTCAGCAGTATTGTTTACATACATTCCACCTTCACCAAGCACTAATGCACTACTATTCTTTGATTTACAAATACCCGCAATACACTCATCAAATATAACAGTAAAAATACCATTTTCACTTGTATGTTCAGTATTAGACAATGAAGATGTTACCATTAAATCAGATGGTGCGCTAATCGCTTTCCATGAAGGCATAGTGCTGAAATCAACGTGCCAATCCCACTTGAATGTTCCATTACGGATTAATTCAAAGGTAACATACAAAGGAGTGAAACGGGCAAGAACTATCTCTCTACAATCTGTTGCATTTGCATCCGATTCACCATCAAACAAGGAAAACTCTATTTCAACTAAATCAGGTCGAATCTCCTTTACAATGTAACTAACATCATTATTCTTAAATGCGCGTGGATATAATCTTCCTACCTGATTATTAATTAAATTGGTTAATTCACCTGTATTGTTCCAAATCTCATTTGTATCCACATGCCAACGGAAGAATGAATTTTGAATAATTATTCCGGTAGAGAAATCATGATTGTAATTGAACACTTGTTTCCAATTTGATTCAATTGTAGAACCATTAGAATCAAACACCTTGACATTACCACAATCTACTTCAGTATCATTCTCAAACACTACCTTTGCAGTATACGTAGGAAGAACAAACCCGTAATTCACTTCAATAGTATTTGCAGTTGCAGTCAGTTTCTTTATGTCAATGGTTAATGTTTCATGTGTAATTACTTCAAACTCTGATGTTTCGATTGTAACCCAATAAGTATCACCCGTTGTAAAGGTTTCATTAATCAATTCACCACTTATACTACCCGTTACAGTTACGCCAATATCATCTGTTACATTTAAATCCTGCAAACGGAATACAACCTTATAACGTCCCTTTGGTAAATCTGTGCCTACTACTGTAGTCCATTTTGTTATTTCATCTTGTGCATTGAGGACTGTTACGTAACAACCATAAGCAGACTCCATGAAAGTCTTATCGCCCGTGGATGTTGCAGTTACATAGTTATCAGAATCAAAGATAGGGAACGGTTTAAAGATGGATAATTTACCATCACTACCTACAGTTCCATGCCATTCATCAATAAACATTATTTCCCAGGGTGATTTGATTCTGACGTTGGTTGCACCTGTAGGAAGAGCGATGATAGGAGGAAACTGAATTGCAAGATCACTCTCAATGTAATCAGTCTCTACGCGGTAAGCACATTCATAGCGGGCAGAAGGAAGAAACTTACCTGTTCCACTAAACTCACGCGCATTCTGATTCTCTACCGTGTCAGGAATATCAACATCATTAAGGACAAAGTAACCCTTCTTATTATTATACTCAACAATATTGTAGGCAGAATTACGTATCAATGCTGCTTCAAGATCATTAGCGTAATCATCAGAAGTCTTACTTCCATGCGCTGCTGCAACACCCGATATAGTAAGTTCTTTCAGTTTAGGTGCAGTCTCATCAAGATCAGCATCGCCGGAGATAAAGTTAGTTTCTTTACTCTCTTTGGTGGTTTTATTTGCTGAAAATTCCGATACATACGGAATATAAATATCTCCAATATACATTTATCTCCACCTCTCAATTAAATTCATACGACGCTTTAAATCATCAAGTATAGTTTCTAATCGTTTCTTTGGTCTATCAAGTGTGATGCTACATTTATCAATAGAAATTTCCATCTCAATAATCTCATACGTCCCTGCTACAAATGCAGGTTCACTTATGGTAACATGACAACCAAGTTCAATAACTTTCGAGTAGAACAAATCAGGATTGACATTTAGGGTAAGAGATGCAAACTTATTCTGTTTACTCAATTCATCCTTTGCACGTTTCTCACACGCTGCTACATCCACACACGAATCATCTGTAATAACAATAGTAGGATTTGTGCCTACACTTGCCTCTCCAGTAACATTATTCTTACCAATTACAATAACCTTCTGCACAGGATGAACATTAATCTCTATTTCAGGAATGTCAATGATTGCATTGGTTATATCGCATGTTTTCTTACTCCAAACATGACTTGACTTATTACTACGAGTGCAACCATTTACACCAATATAAATCTCATTTCCTACCGTCCACACATCACATGCAGTCTGTTCCGAGACAATGTTTGCAGAATCAGTAGTATACTTACCATTTGCATCTATACCACAAACACAATTATCAGCGAGCAAACGTAACCATTCATAGCGATTAAGTTTATCACCCTTCAGTTCTGTAATAGTCTGTGACGGCACATAGCCCACTGTATACGCTGTTTCAGCGAGGATCTCTGACAAAATGGTATCAGAGGTCATTGAAGTGTAAGTGATGTCAAAACTTGCACTTTTACTCAACAAATCATAGTCTATTGCTAATTTGTAGGCAAGTTCATCTAGGGTAATAATGTATTTATTATTCAGGTAATCAAAGTTAATTTTGTTGATTATACCTGTGAATATTTCCATTCCATCAACAATTAACATCAACTCTGATTCACTCTGAAGCGTGTAATAGTCCTTTGCAGAAATAGTAACAACGCAATATTTCTTCTCATTACTCTTCAGTGTAACCGTGTATGAATTAACATTATAATCACGTAATCCACGGAGAACTGCCTTCATGCTGTTAACCCCGCATTCCTACTGATACGTTCATACACGGCATCTGCAAGTTTGTCTATATCCTGCTCACTACGAATTGTAGCATTATTCAGATTTACGTCAATGTCATAATTGTTTGTAGTTCCACCACCCTGAAGTTGTGGTAAACCTTCGAAGTTAACCATTGCAGCAGACACATTATACGTAACACTGACAGGTGGTTCTTCTACACTATCGAGAATACCATTCATCTGATTAATTGCTGCTTGAAGCGCGGGAAGTGCTGCTAATATTCCATTTGTGTAGGAATTAACAAATGTGTAACCAAGATCATACGCTTTCTCTGCAAGATTTAGTTTGTCGAGGATTGTTGTTTTCACTGTTTCAACAGTAGCGTCAAGTTCTGGTTTCTTTTCTTCTACACCTTTCTTGTAGGACTCAACTAATTCCTTACCTTCAGTATTAGAATCAACCTTTACCTGTTCTTTCTTCTCTTCGTCGGTTGTAGGTTCAATGGTAGTGTCGATAGTCTGTGTTACACTTGTGTCATAATCTTCAGGATTGAAATCAGAGTAATCAAGATTATCTAAGTAATTTGAAGGATAAATTGTTACAATTAATTGTTTATCCTCAATTGTGGTAGTAAAGGTGTCTGCAAAATTATTTGCTGCTAATTCACCTGTTTTACCCGCCGTATCAACGGTCTTTTCAATCTCGCCGTTTATAATCGCTTTAAGTCCGGTTGCACTTGTATTACCCGTAAGAACATCAGAGAAATTATTATTATAAAGTAATGATGCTTCTTCAGCACTCTCTTCTATCTCTACTGTTTCATCTTCAATAACATTATCAGTAACAACTTCAATCTTAAGGGAGACTGTCTTGGTTATAGGTTCATCAATCAGTTTTTCCGTATCCTTCCATTTTGAGTAGAAATCAGTCCACCATTCATCAAGTGGTTGTTTCATCTTCAGTTTGGTGTTAAGTGCAGACTGTATATCTTCGGGCAACTTACCAGATTCAGATGCAACAGAGTCAAGGAAGTTGATTAACTGTTTCTCACTATCCTGCAATCCATCGTCAAAGTTAATGAACGGTTTGGAAAGATTATAACCCGTTTTCATCTTACTGATGATGGTAGAATCAACAGCAGCCCACTCGTAGAGAATCAGATCAAATTCTTTCCTAAACTCTTCATGGAAGGCAGAGAACGGTTTAGATTCTTTCATCTGCTCATCCAGGGTTTTCTTCAGTTTATCAGGAATCTCACCACCATTTTCATCAATGATAGTCTGCACTTCACCAATAAACTGTTTCTCTTCATCACCAAGATCAGTTAAATCAACTATGTTTTTGGTTGCCTCAAATGCCTTAAACTGCATCTGATTATCATCAGACATATTCTTCATGTCTAACTTACTAAAAGATTCATCAAACTTCTTCTTAAAGACATTGGCACTTTCTACAGCACCATCTTCCATTGTTTTATAAACATCAGGTAGACCAGACTCTACACCATCATCTATACCGTCTGTAACTGATTTGCCTACGGGTTTCGCCTTCTCTTTAACATCGGGTGCCTTACCTGTAATACCATCGATAAAACCCTTTACAAATGCTGCACCCGCTTCTACAGCCGCTTTGATTGCACTAACAATAAACTCTTGGATTCCACCATTTAAGATCCATTCTAATAATGAAGAACCAACATTCGGTGATGCATCAATGATTCCCTTACAGAAATCAATAATCATGCGGTATCCAGTCTCAAGTAATTTAAGGGGTAGTCCACCTACTAATCTGATGATTCCACCAATAAGACTACCTAAAGCACTGAATAAACCATTTACATCACCATTAATAAAGGCATCAAATAAATTAGTAATGCTGCCAAAGATTACACCAAACGTCTCACTAATAAAATCAGTAAGAATTTTAATATGTTCCATTATGAACGTGATAGCATTGGCAGTAATATCTCTGATTCCAAACCAATTATTCTTCCAGGCAAACCAGAGTGCGGTTATTGCTGCAACTGCTATAAGTATTGGTGGTAAAATAGCACCAAGCGTTGAAATTATTGTAGCACCCAAACCGGCAGTAGCAGTCCCTACACCTGCTGTTGTTGCGGCAGTTGTTACAAGTGTAGGATTGATCATCATTCCTGCACTACCTAATGCTTCTAATGCTTTCGTTGATGAAAATATTTCACCAGTAACAGCGGTTATACCTTTCGCGCTAGTTCCTTTTGTTAATGTGGTTAAAAAAGAACTTAATGAGCCCTTAATATTCATTATATTCATGCCAAAGATTGTTGCATCTTTGTTAAATGCAATCATTCCAGCACGTAAGATACCAATGCGCTCTACTGCAAGTCCAATCTTACCAATAAGCCCTACCATTGGTGAAAGTGTCCATATAATGATACCAGTAAACAACATTAAAGGAATGCCAATAAGTGTAAATGCAACACCCATTGCAGTTATTTTAGCAATAAGTTCTTTTGTACCTGAATCGAGATTATTAAACCATTCAACTACACCAATTACACGATTTGCAATATCCTGTAAGATAGGAACAAAGTTCTGTGCTACAAGAATACAAAACTCTTTGATACCATCGAAGTTTTCATTTAACGAATCAAATAAAACCTTTAATGCAGGTGCTACCGATCTATAAATTTCACCTGCCGCTGATGAAATATGATTGGTTAAAATAGTCCAACTTGCAGCAGTAGAAGCGGTAACAATATCAGATTGTCTTTGCGCTTCATTCACTTCACCTTCAGTGTATGTAACATACTCTAAAACTTCAGCGTATTTTTCCTTATCTCTGGTGAGTTGCATCATTGCGGCATATGACTGTTTACCGAAAACGGTAGAAAACTCTCCTTCAGTCATGCCCGCTTCGCGTGCTTTCCATAATTCATTAAGAATTTCAGCAGGCGCTTTCATTCCGGTGGCAGAGAAATCATTAACTTGTTTTTCAAGTTCTTTTACTTTTGCAGTTTGATTATCAATTTCGGTGCTTGATTTCTTGACTTCATTCTTCATTACACGTTCTGCGTAAAGTGCTTCATCAAGCGCCTTCTTTAAATTCTTATAATGCTCAGATGATTTATCTAAACCTACCATCTGCCCTTGTAACTGAATAATAAAATCTTTATGTTTTTGTATTTCTTCGTTAGATGCAGATGTATCACTCTTCATCTGATCAAGTGCTTCAGATGCACTATAATACTCAGCAACTAAACCATTTATTTCATCGCTATTTGTATAAACTGAAATGCCCCACTTACGCATAATATTTATTGCTTCAGAAGTAGGAGCGATTAAATCAGTAAAAGCGTCACGTAAAATTCTTCCACCATTTTGACCAGTGAAAGTTAAATCACGTAACATTGCAATCATTGTTAATCCTTCATTATAACTGTAACCAAGTGCAGCAAATGTAGGATTAATATATTTCAATGCGTAAACTAAATCTTCAGCATCAAGCACTGAAGCACTCATTGATGCTGCCATAGCATGAGTTACTTTTGTAGCATCAGAAGCATTTAATTTATATGCCTGCAATGTTCCGTATAACATTCTAAAAGTGGTATCAAGATCCATGTTTTGCGCAGTTGCAAGGTTGATAACTTCAGGCATTAAAGTGTAAATATCTTCAACCTGCATACCTGACTGTGCCATGCCATACATGCTCTCCATGATTTCATTAGCGGAGAACATTGCATTACCGGCAAGTGAAAAAGCAAAATCTTCTAAATCTTTCTTAACATCGTTTACACTTCTACCCATTAAGTCAAAGACTGATACAGTTTTCTGTGACATGGAGTCAAGTTCACTACCGATTTCAAAAATGGAACCTGCAATACGAGTAAGAGGATAAACCATTGCGACAGAAGCAGCACCAGTAGCACCAACAATGGTATTACCTGTGGTTTTTAATGTCCTTTCAATAGAACCGCCCATACGTCCTACTGTTCCTGCTATTGATGCACTGGTAGCGGCGGTAACACCTTGTGCCTGTCTCATCTTATTTTGTAAGTCAGTAATATTACCGCCAACATAAATTACAATGTCATTATCTCCAAGTTGCATCAATCATCACCTTTTCTTTTGCTTCTGTCGTTTAGCCTGTTTTGCTTCTTCAGCGTTCTTTAAAGAGAGTATTTTAGAAATAGCAAGATACTTTTGTTCAGGTAATTGATTCAAATGTTCCCAAGACCATCCAAAAGCATCAATTAAAACAAAGTCTGCAAAATCTTCATCGTCAGACCCATTACGCAATGCTTGTTTCCAACGCGCTATTTTCTTGTAGTAAGTATCATCTTCGAGGAGATTGCGTAACTGTTTACGCTCCTTAAGTTTATTACGCACTTCTGCTACTTTATTACTTGAAAAAGAAAGTTGTCCTACTTCTTCTTCAATTTGAGTTCCTTCGGCGCTTCCTGTATATTCGTCGCGTAACCTCTGAAAAAACGGTTCACATCGCCGCCAAGAACATCCTTACACTGTTGGAAAATCTTATCCATTTCCCCAATAGGAACAGTGTCAAAGTCCTCTATATTCCACATTTTATTGGTAGCGAGAGAAATCGTAGTAACAACAATAAAATCTTCCTCACGCTCTGAATATTCTATAATCTCATCGGGATGCTTATTTGCAATCATAGCAAGAGCATCCTCAATTTTCATACTATCGTTAAGTTCATCCTTGAACCTGGATAGAAGTTCAATAAGCATCGCTTTCTGCATCTTCCGAACCTTACGCACAATACCATGATAAGGTTCATCAGACAGTTCATACGTTTCATTATTAATAGAAATTGCAACCATAACAATCAGTAAGAAAAAATATTTAGGCTATTGAAAGCCCGGTAATTTGCAGCGATTCAATCTTATCCCCAATAACCTCATCAGGTTTAACATCAAGGGGATATTCAGGGAATTGAACTCCCGTAAGCGTAAACGTCTTACTATCAATGGTAAACTTGAATCCACACTGTGTAAGAGCACGAACCTGTGTGAGCAGGTCAAGATCATCATAATACAGTTCAAGACCAAGTTTAACGTCCTTACCCACGTTTACAACACCTGCAATGTGGGTGCTGTTTGCAGATGCAAGATCCTTGAGATAAACGTTCTTATTCGAGATAGATAACTCAATCTCACGCACAATATCAGTAGCACTTGCCCAAGTAGTTCCATTGTCTACACTTAACTCAATGTCACTTACATCATCACACGTAAGCATTGCATCGGTGCTCTCAGTTGCATTACTACCCGTTCCCTTATAATCAGTAGCGGAAGGTGCGGCAGCATCAGCGGCA